TTTTAATATCAATCGGAACAACCGGAGGTATTTTTACCGTCTGCTTCGTAAATTTATCCTGCCTTCTTGCCGGATAGGTAAATCCTTCAATCTTATTGAAAGCTCTATTATTATTTCTTGATATACTTTCAATAACAATTGAGCCAATCGGCAACTTTAAATTTTGAGCTCGATTTTCAATATCATGGAGAACACGCGCCTTAGGCTGATAAACATACGCAACTTGAATTTTATCTTTTTCTTCTCGTTCGCGATTGAAGCGTCCGATAACTACATCGTCAAATGCAGCTACAAATTGACCAACAAGGTCATGTATTTCCCAACTAAACGCTCTACTCTTCACATTATTATTTATTTACTGAATTCTATCAAGGAAGAATTTAGGCAATTTATCTTTAGTTCGCTGAACTACACTTACCGCGCTTCCGTCAAGAATATAAGTAACACACCAATCCTCCTGGCTTCTAATCCCTCTACCACAAGCCTGAACTAAGCTTGATAGCATTTTATTAGTATACCAATTTGAATCTTCTTCGAATAGCTTTTTAATACGATCATCCCCTAAAGGCATATATGGCAATTTAACAATTATTTGAAATCGAGCTAAATCATCCTTTAAATCTACCCCATGGGTAATAGAAGGGCTAACTAATACGCTTGCAAAGTCTGCTGCAATATGCTCTTGCAAAAGTTTCTCATTGTTTACTTCCTCATATCTATATTGAAATCTATCCCCTTTAAGTCTGTTCTTTAAAAACTCAGTTATACTACTTGTATGAGTATGAATTACCCCCTTGTCAGTATTATGATGCTCATCACAAATTTGCTGAATTAAATCAGCGACCTTTGGCAAGTTTTGTTGTAGGTTTTGATAGTTTAATTTATATTTTGACGAAATAAAAATAGGGGACCTCTCTGGATTGAATGGAGATTCGGATTCGATAAATTTATACTTTTCAATGCCGAGAGTTTTAGCAAAATTTTGAGGATCAATAATTGTCGCAGACATTAAAAGTATCTTTTTACCGTATTTAAAAATCTCAGAAGATAGAGAAGAAATATATAACGGGGTAACAGTAATTGAGTCTTTTTTCTTAGTAAGAACATATTGACAATTTTCCCACGAATTAACAATAAGCTTCACCTTATCATTTAGCCTTGACAACGCTTTAAATTTAGTAACATCTTTTTCTGTTTTTTTATTTGATCCAATAAGCTGTTTTAACTCTACTACTAAATCAGAAACCAAAGAATTTAAATCGACAAGCCATTTATAAAATGTATTATAGTTAGTTACATTCGGAAGCTTAGCTTTAATATCTAAAAACTTTAAAGTCTTCTCAGTTAGATTAAGCGTGAAGTGCTTAACTAGCTGGTCTTCGATTTCACTCGCCTCATCGCAAATTAAATAGTCTTTATATTTTAAATTAGTAGGGAGCGCGAAAAACATATCATAATTATAGGTCGAGAATTTGCTCGATAATGCTCTATTGCGCTGCTCATAATACGGGCATTTATTTTTAGACCAACATTCTTTTTTTAATTTTGGCAAATATAAACACGGCGCTATTTCAACATCGCAGTTTGGATCTACAGCGCATCTATAATTACCTTTACCTTTCAGGGATTCGCAATCATCGAATAACGATGTATATTGGTCTTGAAGAGCTTTGGTTATTGTCAATACTGCTGCTCCCTGATTAGACCAAACCTCTTCATAATCTTGTCGAAACGCCCTATAAGAAGTTATGTCGTCGACGAATTCTTCATCTGGCGATTTACTCGCATTAGCAAGAGTTTTAGATAGAAAAGATTTACCAGTTCCTGTAGGCGCGCTACATATAACAATATCGTATTCCTCGAAAGCTTTTTCGATCTTATTAATAAGATCTATTTGCGCCGGTCTAGGCGAAACCCCGGTCGGAAAATTAGATATAAGCATTATCTAATATAATATCTAAAATTTAAATATCAAATTGTATAACCACCTTATTATTAAACATTTTGTTTTTCTTCACTCTGTTTAATACCTTTAACTTATAAAGAAGCATTGTGTTATTACCTGCAAGAGTGTCTAAAGTATAATCAAACTCTACTCTATTCTCCTCAATATTAACTGAAAAAGGATAAGGCAATTCATACACCTTTGTATCATTCTCAGATACAATCGTGAAGCTTGCATAAAAATCTTTAATGTTAAAGATTAATAGCTTACCGCTGCGAATAACTTTATTATTAATAATAAATTTTACATTTCGCTGTAATAGATTCGATATTTTCTTTTCTATAGACTCTTTATTAATCATGCGTTCATGTAGAGGACTTTTTGTTCTGCTGACATAGGGTAAAATTTTTCATTAAAGACCTTCCAAAACTCTTCACCCGCCGGATATTGGTTTAGTAATTCACAATCATCCATCGATACAGCTCTAAATTCCTGCATTAAAATATCCCATGTAATAACAATATTTTTTGAAGCAGGGTTATATTTCGGGCCTTGATTAGGCGGGTCAAAGTTCAAAGTTATTTGACCATTAATACCTTTTAAAATATCATCGCTATTAGTGCACAGCATCGTTCTATACGGAGGTCTTGTCGGATCATTGCTTCGACGTCTAAATCTAATCTCTGCCACATTATTGAGAAGCAAAGACTGTAAACTAGCTCTACCAATTTTCATATTATTCTGATTTTGCGCAAACTCCGAATATTCTAGACTCATTTAGAAATACCCCGTGCTTAATTTTTCCTTTTCCGTCAATTTCTAAATTTTCAATACCAACCCCATAGTTATTTGGAAACATTACAATTTCATCTTCTTTAGTCCATTTAGCCTCAACTCCCGCTATTACTACTCTGGCTTTGCGCCAAGCTTTTGTTTGAGCATGCAACGGAACATAAATACCATTTCTCAAAATAGACTCTCCATCTTCTGACATATCAATGTATTCGCAAAATAAAACATCCCCATGAAGACGTGTTAGTTTAAAATTATCAATATCCATATCGACTGCTGAGTCGGCTGAGATTTGTATTAGCCCGCGCTCAGGCAGTAATTGGTCTATATTAGCTCGCATGTTATTATATATTTGTTAAAATTTTTTTATCAACTATCGAAAAAATCCTTATAGAGTCTTAACTCTCTCACACTAATTTCTTTATTCTTTGCTATAAGCGGTAAATTATCTTCTTTAATTTCTTCTTTTGCTTTTTTATTCTTCTTAATATACTGTATCTTTTTAAATCGAATCTTTGGAAATAAATTAAAATACCAGTTATATTGCTGATCCTTATTCTTAAATAGCCCACCGTATTTGTTAGATGTATTATTAATAATAACTAGCATTTCGTCAGAATACATTGACATCCATCTATTAATCATATATGGAGAGAATTGAGATTCACTATCTAGAGACAGGTCGATTTTTTTCTTAGAAAAGAAAAGAGAATTAATTATATTGAAAATATTCATTCAATCATTTTATTTGGATACTGAACATATTTGCATTTATAGCAATGGCTACACTCTATTAAGCGATAGTTGCTACTATCTATCTGCAGCTTAAACGCACACTGAACAGGCTGCCACTGATGCTGGCCCATAGAGCATAGAAAATCAAAAATCCACTTTCGAAGACGCAATAAAAATCTCATCGTTTATAGAGTAAAAAATTTGAATAACATCATTCATAAATTTAGTGCAATCTTCATCGCTAAGATTTGTTGAATATGCAAACGGAGGAGCCTTTCTTCCAGCCCATACATTGATACCTGTATGGCCAATAGCGACATTATCTTTCGCATAAGTTATAGAGACACTACATTTACCCTTATCGCGAAGTTGATTATCACTACCGTTAAACTCATCTACAACCATTAAATCATCACCCTTAACTTCAATAGGCTTCTTCAAATAGTTGAGAGACAGAACATTAGCGATTTGAGTATTAAACAATCGTTGAAACGCCACCGCGCCCTTCGGGCAAAGGTTAGGGATTTCCCAGCAGAAGTTAATAGCATCATCACTAACAATTGTATCATTCTGAAGAACATCCTCTTGATCAATCATATTGTCGATAGAGACATCCATAGGAGCTCTGAACGCAACGATATTGCCAATAGGTAGGGTATGGTTTCGGAAGTATTTATAAGCAAATCTCTTATGAATTAGAGACCCGTCGTAGAGTTTTATATCTTTAATAATCATATTTTATAATATAATACAAACAATTATTATATCTACTACTATGTTTTATATTTTTTAACATAAGCGTGTCCAGCAGCTGTTTGAAATAACTGATTACCACCCCGCTAATAATATTTACATAACCATTAGGCATAATTTTTTAATTTCAACATTACATGCTTAACCGCCATCCACATATCTAAATATTTGTATTGAGCGAGCCGGCCCATAAATATTATATTATTTTCTTTTTTTGCCAACTCTTCATATTTTTTATAAATTGAGTTACCGTCCCCAAACGGTATTGGGTAAAAAGGTATATCGTCTTTTGTAGCTCGCCTAGGATACTCTTCCGTTATAATAGTATCAAAACCATTATGCTCGAAATTAAACGCGCTATGGTCGTAAGAGCGGGTATGTTTTACTCGACTATTACACTCATTAATGACAGGAATTTCTCTAGGGGACTTTTCAGCTCTATTTTTAAAATCCAGAGTTCTATACGGTAGCTCGCCATAACAATACCGATAATACTCGTCAATTTTTCCAGTATAAATAACTA